GCCAGAAATGTCTTAGAGACATTCACATAACCTGTAAGACGTTTGGGGGCAAATGATACTTCAGTAAAACCAGCACCACCATCAGCAGCAGCGGCAACTTCACCCTTCCAATCAACAACCGTTCCTGCATAACTCGGGATGCTGACATCACCGACCAGGTTAGGCATATAAGTAGCACCGGCTTTTGAAAAAACCAGCTTATCGACCAACGGAGGAAGTATTGCTTTTTTATTTTCTGCAACTATTTCCTGACCCTGATCAGCAGTACCGGCAAGAATATCTGCACGTTTTTCATAATATTTTTCACGATTCGGTATGATAATTTCTCCTTCCGGTGTTTGTCCGCTTTTACGCATTTGCTCACCTCCAAGTATTGAAAGGTCAACAGCTGCCGGAGGCAAAGGTTTGTTATTCATTTTTGCCCTTATTGCTTTAATAAGAGAAAATGCCTCAACTTCAGCAGGTTTTATATACGGTCCAACATATCTGTCAGTACCACTAAGTTTTCGGCTTTCGGTTTCAATCTGAAGATCCCATTCTTTGATCCTCTGATTATTAATCCTGACTTTTTCTTCCTCATCGGGAGTCATTGAGCGTTTTTCGGCATCTTTTAACTGATAAATCTTATCATTTTCCTCAAGAGCCGAAGCCTTGAGGTCTTTTAATTGATCAATAGTCATTGTATTATGATTTAAATTGTTAATACTACGTTGCTCTAATTTATCTTTGTCAGACAAAGAATCATCTGTTTTTGATTTTCTGATTATAGGCTCTGTTGCAGGTTCCACTGCAGCAGGCTTAACCGATTTATCTTTAACATCACCTTCTTTAACTGATTTATTTTTTTCGAGCATATCTTTTTCTATTTTATCCAGGCTTCTTAATGCCACGCTGGTATCTTCATAAGCTTCGCGATAACAGGGTGACATATCAAATATCTGATCAAACTTCTTAATTGTTCTCAGATAAGTACCATCGTCACGCTTTTCAAAAGGAGCATCTTCATATTTTGCAATTGAGAATCCAAATGAACTACCTTTAATATCTCCCCGGCGTATCCCTTCGAGCAGTTCATCGCCAAGATTAAATTTCGGTGCTTCAAAAATATACCTGACTCCTTTTTTATCGGTATTCAATTCAAGAGTACCCTTGCCTTTATCTGATCGTGCCAGCACTCCTTTATTGACATCATGATTAAGCAAAGCAAGTATATCTGAGCGTTCAATGACACCCTCAGTAGCTTCGGGAAGAATAATCTCTTTAAAACCTCCTAAATCATGTGATTCTTTATTAAAAACTATGCCATAACCCTCAATAAACCGGGATTTACCGATAGTTCTGACTTCAGAATCATCATCTGGGATAATACGGATCTCCATTTCTTTTGAATCATTTCTTTTATTCCATTCTCCTTTTTCGTTCTTCTCCCATCCGGCATTCTTAACAGCAGCCCATGCCTGTTTAGCACAACTCGTTTTATTTTCTTCATTTTCTTTATCATCAGGATGATCCTTGACCCATGCAGATCGACAACTATCATAAGCTGATACAAGAATATCTTTTACTTCCTTTGGTGCATCCCCGGCATCAGGAGGCTCAAATCGATCTTCCTCTCTTTTCCCTACCGTTCCATTAGCTTGTTTAATAGCAGATGCAGCACATTTTTCATCATCTCCGCCATCTTTCATGCAGGCCTCATAAGCAGAATTGGCAATTTCTACCCATTGCTCTTTCTCTTTATCTGTCAGATCTTTTTTAAACTGATCAACATCTTTAATTGTCCATGGCATAATTATTCCTCCTCAATTTTTATTTTTTTATCTACTTTTTTATTTTGTGTCATCGGTGTATCCACCGCTATCATATTCATTGGTACATAAGCCTTATTGCCTCCTTTAATCGGAGAAGTGCCAGCTTCTCTGCGTACATCATCAACCGTAAAGCCTCCACATTGGAACATTTTACTTACATAATTGGCTTTTGCGTCAAGATTTGCACGCAATAATTCACTGATATTTAAGTTAAATTTAATTTTCAACCTTTTCGAAGGCCTGAGTAACTTGCGATTAAACTCAGCTTCAATTTTTGAATCCAATGGTGAGATAGTATCTGTAAGAAATCCAAGCTGGAAACTTTCAATATTTGAATAAGTAAGATTTGCACTATCAAATATTTTACTCGGATGAACACCAAAGAACCTGCATATCTCTATCACGTTAAATTGTCTTGTTTCAAGCATCTGAGCATCTTTAGGATTAACAGTTACAGGCTCAAATCCCAATCCTGATTCCATAACTGCTATACCCCCGGGATTACCAGTCGTAACATTAAATGCTTCTGCCCATGCCTGTTTTATAGCAGTAGCTTTCTCTTTCGTTAACTTCCCTTCTACAGTTAAAATCCCTGACATATTTGCACCACTTGAAAAGAAACCCTGAGCCGATGATTCAGAAGCATAAGCGAGCGTCATTGAATTAGCTGCATGACGTAATGTAGATACACCATTAAGACCATCATAACTGAAATTTAAAATATGTATCATGTTATCTCCATCAACCGTAAGCTCCTTACCTGGTTTTCCTATTAAATAATAAAGAGTACCGTTATTACGTTGATATATCTTAACAGTATCATTCACTAAAGTCAACGAAAAAGGATCTCCCATATCATATTCCCGGTTTATAATCAAATAGCCATTTCCCTCAAGTAATACTTTCGCTATCAGAGTTTTCATCAAAGTATATCTTGACATCGAAATACTCGGTTCGTAATTCAACATATAAGCAATCGGATTCATGGGGTTAGAAGTCCATCCCTGATCCGGTAAATATTCAAGAACATCCCATACTTGTGATGCAATTGCATCAGAAATCACTTCTACGCAACGATAAACAGTGCTTAATTGCATAGATGCCTGAACAGATAGAGGATAACTGGCAAACCCATAAGGTAATCCCACTGCGTTAGTCGGAGCATAACTCACACTTCTTGTTTCTGTTCTTCTCAATTTATCTAATGTTCGTCTGAATATATTTGCCATAATCTTAAAAAATATTCGTGCCTTTATTATTGGATGATGCATCGATAGAAGCTGCTAAAGATTGTAGCATAGCTATCACACCATCAATTTTCTTCTTCTCATTCAGCTTATTAGGCTTGCAATTGCCATTATAATCATATCGCAGCTCAACATTCCGCAGACAATACCTTGTTATCGGATTATCATCAATAACGACAAAGCCTCCAAGTATGAGTCTTTCAAAAGCTCTGGTGCAATTATTAAAGTTTCCTATTGATTGTGAAAAAGGATTCAGATATAATCCCTGATCAGTACATTGAATGGCCCAACTTGTAGCATTGTATTTGTCATAATATATCCTGTCAATAGGACATCTTACATCAGTTTTAAGCAGATCAGCCGTTATATAGTCATAATCAGTGACATTGCCCGCAGTCGTTTTAAGATACTTATTCCCTGCCCATTGTTTATAAAGCTCTTTATCTGCATGAAGATTTCTGACTGACAGAGTTTCTCTCGGTACATAATAATCAACAAAAAAATAATGCATTTCACCCCTGACAAAAAGATAACTTACTGCCGTCAAGTCCACATTTGAAGCCAAATCAACACCTACATAACAATTTTCACCTTTGAAATCTTCAATATTGAGCTTTTTTGATGAAGAAATAACATATTGATCGGGAATCCATACTGAAGCACTATCACACCAGATATTGAAATTCTTTGTTTTGACTCCTACTTCATCATTAGGAGAATTAATGGTTTGCTGGACCTGACGCTCAAGAAAATTTGAGTTAACAGTTACATCCAGGTTAGGATTTGATTTGATCCAATTCTTTTTATCCCGCCAATCATCATCATCATCAGGAGCGTAAATGATACTAAAAAACGATTCATCTTTTTTGATCCCGGCAGATATTTCACTTGCAACAGTACGTAATTCATAACATGGTAATGCTTTATCAAAACCTGCACTTGTTATTGTACAGAGTAATGGATTAACTCTCATACCCTGTGATGAACGAATAACATCTCTGGTATGGCTGTTGGGTGCTGAATGATATTCATCAATAATACCAAGCGAGCAATTATAACCGTCGATCTTATCAGCATCAGCAGCCAGCGTTTTAATAAATGCCGATGTCCGCCTGTTATAAGTCTTACCTTTTTTAGTCTTATCAAGTAAGATTATATCTGATCTGAGCCTTTCAAGTAATCTTTGATTAGGATCATAACCACGAGCAAATCCATAAACAAGATTGAAAGCTATCTTTGCCTGATCTTTACTATTTGCAGCAAGCAATATCTCGGCAGCCTCTTCATCATCGGCTATTAAATGACATAAACACATTGCGGAAACAAGAGCAGTTTTACCCTGCTTACGTGCCATCTCAAGATAAGCCGTCTGAAATCTCCGGGTACCATCCTGATTATAAAATCCATAAAGATTAGCTATAATAAACATCTGCCACGGCTTAAGAATAAATGGTTTTCCACTATGTTTCCCGGTAAAATGCTTTAACTTGCCAATACAACCGACAACCTTTCCAATTGAATCCTCTCGGAATTGCCAGCCGTTCTTGCGATCTTCAATATAACGCTTCACTGAATTGCGAAGATGAATACCTGAAGGAATCTTTTCAGTAAGCACATCTGAACAATATTTATCGACAATTTCGATCATCTCACTTCACGTTTCATCTCAATAAGTGCCTCAACAGGATTCATTCCACGTGTTTTATGCACTTTACTATGACATTCAATACATAATGACATGAGATTATCATAATCATAAATAAGCTCTTCGTCTGGATGCCGTATATCAATAGGAATTTTATGATGAACTTCATCGGCTTGCCGAATTATAGGAGGATCTTTAAGCAAACATAATTCACACAAAGGATCATTCCTGAACTTAGCAGCCCTCAATTTTATCCATCGTGTAGTATTATACCACCTCTGGAATGCTTTTTTATTGAATGTAACATCCCTTTTTTTGCGTTCACCTAAGTTAATGGTCGCCATCGATAGAATATTCTGCCGTAAATATACTTATTATTTTTAATAAATCTAAATAAAAATAACAAATAATTATAAACAATGGCTATAAATAACTATGTAACACTACATTATAAATGGAAAATTTACCGCGCGCGTAAAGAAGGG